CACCTCTCGTCTCAAATGAGACGAGGAAATCCACCAAAGGAGCTCTGTTGGCGCTTTGAGTAAAGTGCGTTCAAGGCTGCTGCCATCTATAGCGCAAAAAGCGTATAGTGCAACGGTCATGAACTATTTCAAGCCACCTGGCTATCCTGCTGGTGTTTATAACACCAGCGTTAGCACGGTGGCTGCACCATATCTCGGCGGGTCGCAGAAAACTGCGTCCGAAGGGCATCCGGTTAGCCGCATTGGTAAAGGCGGCCTATCGGACATCGGGGGCAACTTCGAGACCACGAAGTCTTATGTGGATGCTCGAGGTGTACGGATTGAACATCGTAACGAAATCGATACGAGTATCAGTCCGTCGGTTGGGATCTATACCGTTTGCAATAAAGGACTCCTCATACCGAGGATCCCGTTGCAGGGTAATGATCCAACAACCGGCCTACAATATCCATCGTTCCCACTTTCGGCTAAGTCTAGCGATGCTAAACTTAACGAACTTGGTGCGACGGCTATTTCCCGGTGTAAGCCCACTAATCCGCCTGTAGATGCCGGTCAGGCACTCGGTGAACTGTTTCGTGAGGGTTTACCTCACCTACCAGGTCACGAGAGCTGGAAGGCCAGAACTGAGTATGCTCGTAGTGCTGGTTCAGACTACTTGAATGCTCAATTTGGCTGGCGACCTCTCGTTAGCGATATCTCTGATTTCGCTAAGACCATCAAAAAGTTCGATACTGTACTTTCTCAGTACGAACGAGATGCTGGTAAGGTCGTTAGACGGCAGTACAGGTTCCCAACAGAGAAGACCACCAACACACGCTTCGAAAACACGGAAAATCCCGGACGGGCTCTCGCCTATCCGAGTGCCGGTTTTGAAGTGTTGTTGGGGTCTCAAGGATCAGTTATCGTAGTGGAAGAAACCACTATTGATAGATGGTTTTCAGGAGCGTTTACCTACTATCTGCCTTCCGGATACGGTACCCGGAATGTGCTTAGTAAGTACGCGCTCTATGCCGATAGACTCGGCCTGGATCCATCTCCCGAACTTGTTTGGGAACTGACTCCTTGGAGCTGGGCAGTCGACTGGTTTTCGAATGCCGGAGACGTGATTTCAAATGTCTCCGACTTCGCAACCGGCGGCCTGGTTATGCGTTATGGGTACATAATGGAACATTCCATTGTGAAACATACCTATTACCAGCCAAACTCCGGGTTTATCAAAAATGGTAAACCCTTGGCTGCTGGACCGTTGAGTTTGGTCACTGAGACCAAACTGAGACGACAGGCTAACCCCTTTGGTTTCGGGGTAACCTGGGAGGGTCTATCGACCTTCCAGGCCTCGATCCTTGCTGCCCTCGGTATTTCGCGAGGGTAGTAAGTGTAGGTCCACTGCACAACCACCAAAGCAGGATTATTCCTGCGTAAGGAGCATGCCTATGGCATACGCTGACCCCCAGTCCATCACGATCTCGGGTACCCCCATCTCGTTGCCTCGGACTAATGTCCAGAACAACAAGAGCGAGTACACGAGTGCGGATGGCTTGGTGAAGCTCACCGCCTCCCACGCCTACGGGCGTCGGACGCGCCGAGTTCTCCGGGTCGACCACTCCAAGATCGCGCCGGATCTGTTTATCCCGGCCCAGAACGCGAAGCTCGGTATGTCAAACTACCTTGTCTTCGACGTTCCGGTGCTGGGGTACACAGCCGCCGAGGCTAAGGCAGTGTACGATGGCTTTAAGGCCACGTTCACTGCCTCGACTGACGCGCTGATCACCAAGCTTCTCGCCGGCGAGTCGTAAGACTCTAAGGCTGGATGCATGGGGAAAAGCCATCAATCGAAACCCTTGCCGCATGTGCGATTCTTTCTATTCTTGGAAAGAAAACCACTTGCGCTTGGGCTTTGCCTGGTATTCATCATCCTTATGCTGCTCACACTATTTACTGTGCGAGGAGACAAGGATGGGATGGGTTCGGACCCCAAACTTACCGTCCCTCCCGGGACGATAATTAGGTGTCCGCCTCATCGCGAATTCGTGATCCAGGAGTGCCACAGTGAGCTAGTTCCTTCTGGGGAAATCCCCTGGGGAATGCCCGGACTGTACGTTCTACAGTTCGGATAAGCCACTGTAGTGCTATGTTGTGGGCTTGGATTGCTAACGTTCAACCATTAGGAGAACGGGCAATGAAAAGCCAACAACGGCTCCACCGCCCTCGAAAGGACGATGTCCTTTTGTGGGTTATGGTTGCTGAAGAATCGGCAACCAGATGTCACACAAGCACCACCCATGACATTAAAACTGTCATGACTCGTGTCAAGCACGAAGGGTTCTCGTTTCTGACGATAACCCTTGCCGACTTTGGAAAAGACTTCGAAAGAAGCCTTGACCAAGGTCGTGTAGACTCCAGTTCCTTCTGTGGTTTCCACAGATGGAAAGGTCTCCCCCGATTTCTCGGAGGTTTCCTGAGTCAAGTGTTTGACCGAGATTCTGGTGTGTTACTCGACGACCCTAATACGGACTCAATCTTGGCGATACGTCAGCTAACGCTGATGTACTCCAAGATCCTTCTCCCGTGCAGCGATGCTCGTGAGAAGGGTGCGTATCGTGGGTACGTCGAGTGTGAGCAGGATGTCGTCGTTGAAGATGCACGTCGAAGCCCCATTGATTTGGAGGCATTCCGCCGTGTATCGACAGCGCTTTACCGGGATATGCTCATCGGCATAGATCGCAAGATCTATCTCGATCCGCCCATCCCAAAGCATGGACCAGGTGCGACCGCTGATAGATTGCATGGAAATGCAAAATACAGCCAACGTACCTGGCCCAGACGGCTGGATGAGAGCTTTCCAATCGAAAGTTACCTCATCCCAACTCCCTCGTACTTCGAGGAGTTGGCCGTAGTCGACATCCTCGAGCCTGAGACGGAAATACCCGTTCGGGTAATATCCGTCCCTAAAACGCTCAAGACTCCGAGGATAATCGGGATAGAGCCGACTGCTATGCAATATGCACAACAGTCCCTCCTCCCCCTTATCCTCGAAGGGATCAAGGATTTTCATCTTGATTCCTTTCTCGGATTTGACGACCAAACGCCTAATCAGCGAATGGCCGCCAAAGGGTCGCTTTCTGGTGACCTTGCAACACTCGATCTGAGTGAGGCATCCGACCGAGTCTCGAATCAACTAGTAATTGAGATGACACGCTCGTCTGGTCTATTGAGTAAGGCCATTCAAGCATGTCGCTCAACGAAAGTTGATGTACCTGGGTATGACACAATGTCCATATCCAAGTTCGCGTCTATGGGCTCAGCTCTCACCTTTCCCATGGAGGCCATGGTCTTTTTGACCTTGATCTTCATTGGGATCGAACGAGAGCTTAACACCCAGTTCTCCCATTCTCTCCTTTCGGAGATGAAGGGGAGGGTGCGTGTCTACGGAGACGATATTATCGTTCCCGTAGAATTTGTGGACTCCGTTATCGAGACTCTCGAGCTCTTTGGAGCTCGAGTGAATCGGCGCAAGTCATTCTGGAACGGTAAGTTCCGGGAGTCTTGCGGTAAGGAGTACTACGACGGCCATGACGTTAGTATCGTCAAGGTACGCCGAGTTCTCCCTACTAACAGGAGGCACGTACAGGAGTTAATAGCCACGGTCGCTCTTCGTAACCAGCTCTATTGGGCTGGCTACTGGACGACCTGCCAGTGGCTAGATGACAAGATCCGGAAAATACTAAAGTATTATCCGGTAGTCAAGTCATCATCTCCTGCGCTAGGGCGTGAGTCGGTTCTGCCTGGAATCCAGACAGATCGTTACTCACAAACGCTACATAGGCCTGAAATAAAGGCCTATATACCGTACGCTAAGCTACCTCTGGATACTCTAGAGGGAGCTGGTGCCCTGCTCAAATGTTTCTTGATGAAACAGGGCCTCGAGGATGAGATCAACGAGCAGAGTTTGTCTGCTCGCATGTCTCACCTATGGGGGTCTGAGATCAACGAGGACCATTTGGAACGTGCAGGACGTCCCCGGTCCGTCGACATCAGACTGGGCTGGACTACCGCTTGGTAATCCAGTGGATCACTACACGTAAGTGTGAGTGACGGGCCCGCGAGGGCTCGGTGGGAGATCCAGGTGTTGCCAGTAAACCGGTTTCATAGGTTTTCTGGTACCTAGGTCTTACCTCG